GACAGTACTCAAATGCATTCAAGAAGCCACATAGAACAATCAGCCCCCACTGCAGAAAGTGCGGTGGGACTCGCAGAATCAATACCAAATAAAGTATTTCGCGCGGGAACCGGAGGGACAGGGGTATTGTAATCCCCATAATCTGAAACCTCCCGAACCAACGCTAGCACTTAACAGGCTAGCGAGCCCCAACATAATGGGCTAAAATGACCAAATCCAGATAAGTCAAAACAGGCTCCGTCGCACAACACAAACCGCTTTAGGGCGTGGTGCGAGGATTTCACATTCGACGGCAGACCAATAATCCTTTTGAACCTTCTTAGTTTTAAGAAGATTCCTCCATAACCTGATATTTTCTTGGAGAGGCTCAAAGGATACATCCCGACAGATTATGTCTGATTCTTTACAATTCTGTAGAATTTGAAATAAAATAACATTATTAAATTCAACATCAGGTTCTACAGCATCAGACCACATCCGATCGGGGACCGCTTTTTGAAAAATCTTCCAATTTTGCCACATAGAAGTAGTGGCTAGGGCACGAAACTTAGGTTTTTTCTTTTTTATTAACTCATAAAAATAATAGTCCCTAGGACAAAGAGTTAAATAATTAGGATCAAACCCGAGCCCTCCAGCAGTCGCTGGAAGACCCCAAGGAAGCAAACCGGAACCAGGAATCTGGTCGGTAATTTTCAATAGTTTATTGCGGAAATAATTAAAAACAGGCTTACGCAAAGAAATAGGGCAATAGTCCATAACTTCATTAAAACATGCGCCAGCCTTAGAGATCTGCTCTACCGGACTCGCAGCCTTTCCAGCCAAAGAGCGGGGCGCGAGATTCATAATTCCGAACGGGACAAAGGGAATTTGCCTGAAGTAAACATAGTGTACCTGGAAACTATCATCGATAAAAAAATCATCATCGATGGGTTTGAAACTTCTAGAATTAATTTGTAAAAATTCATTCGAAAAGAAGTATTTCCCTAACGAAGGGTTAAGACCAAAAAGTACACCAAGCTTCAACCACGCTTCATGACCCACTCTATCGGTGATAAAAACACAATCATCACCATTAACCAAAAGAGGTATGGAGGAGAGTCGCATACGTCGCAGGCTGGAAAATTCCATAGCCAATCGACATAAAGAAGCGTTTATAAGGCATAGGACACAAAAAGATGTGACCGATCCCATTAACTGACCATCAACC